CTCTGAGATGAATTGATTTGAGTTTGACTCTCGTTGATGTGAGTCTCAAACCCTGCAATGGTATTCAGTATGACATTGATATCACCAAGTCTTTTCTCGGTGTCTTCAATGTTCGCTATCAACTCTTCAATACCACCTTCTACTTCTTTCTTCTCTTCCGCCTTTTCCTTGAACACACATTCTTTATGGTGTTCCTGAATGTCCTGCTTGCAAGATGGGCAGGTGTCGTTCTCCTCATAGAACTTCACATTCTTTTCAATGGTCTTTATCTTACTTTTGAGTTGTTGCTCCAACCCTTCCATCTTCAGAAGCCTCTTTGGCACTTCGTCTTTGTCTTGGACTTTCTCAAGAAGATGATTGATGTTATCTTGATATCCTTTGATTTCCTTTTGTAATTCTTCAATTTGTTTATGAGATTCTGTAATTTCGCCTCTATAACTTTCTATAGAATCTGTTGATTTTTTCAAAAGTGTTTTTATTAGTTTTTCCTTTTCTTCAACTTTGTTCTTGACGATATCAACTTTATGGTCAATGTCCTTAATGTACTCTTTTGACATTTGTAATCTTGCACGAACTAGAGTATTCATTACAGAGAACACATCAATGTCAAGAAGATTCTCTACAACAAGCCTTCTATCTTTTGCAAGCAGTTTCATAAACGGCACATAATTTGATGAACCTAGTATGACTACTTGACAAAATGATTTGTATGTCATCTTGAGTATTTGCTCTTCTAGAATCTTCTGGTAGTCTTTTGATTTGGCATCTTGATTGAGCAAATCATCGTTCTTGTAAATCTCAAACTTCTTTGGTTTGAGTGAACGAAACACTTTGTAATTATCTCTGCCAATTGTAAATTCAATCTCTACTTCGCAATCCTTTTCATTAATTGAATTGGGGAGTTGTGGAATATTGATACCACGGAATGACTTACCGAACAGAGAAAAGCATAACGCATCAAGGATGGTTGACTTCCCTGCACCGTTCTCACCAGAGATAAGTGTGTTATTATCTTTGGCGAGGTCTAATGTTGTTTTATAGTTTCCTGTTGAAAGGAAATTCTTCCATGACAGTTTTGTAAATAGAATCATATAGAAAGGGACTCCATATACAACTCACGAATAATGCGTTTCATCTTTTCTTTATCTTTCACTTCTTCCATTGCATCAACTTCACTATTAATGAGAGTAACTGTATCTTGTGCCATATCGACAATCTCTTCCTTTGTCCAATCGGCATTCACCAACTCCTCGACAACAGTAATTTTTGCAACACCACAATCATAAAGTTTATCCATAAATCTATCAAACGAATATGGATGTTCTTTATGTTCTACGAATAGTTTCACATACGCACCTTCAAGATATTGGCAATCAAACTTGTCTGGTTCAATGGGTCCATCTTCATCATTATATGTCACTGAATAGAACATCTTGTATGGGTTTTCGATAAATTCTATTTCTCTTGTATCTGTGTCGAGAATATGGAAACCTTTAGTTTCGTTCAAATCACTAAAGGTAATTTGATACTGTGTTCCCATATAATAAATGTTGTCTTTTTCTTGGCGACAATGGAAGTGTCCAGAGAGAATCTTCTCATATCTACTGAAGAGTTTAGGGTCCATACCATTATCAAACTTCACACCACGCATCACTTCGTAACCATCTAACTCAAGGTGTCCAATGAGGAAGGGTGCTTCTGCTGTCTTGATGAACTCAATGGATTGGTCGTAGTTCTCTTTGTTTACCCACGGAAGAAAAGCAATATCCAAAGCACCAAAAGTCAGCACCTCTGGTTCTTCGTATATTCTTATGTTAGGTGCATTACCGAACAACTCAGAAACAGAATTGACCCTGTTAGTATTGCGATAATAGACATCGTGGTTTCCGAGAATGCAATGCATCTCAACGCCTTCATCTTGTAATTTCTCAACGAACCGCTCCCTCATTTGGTTTAGGATGTTGAAATTGACAAACTTACGCCTGTCCATCAGGTCACCTGCGTGTATTACTGTGTGGATGTTATGTTCTTTGATGTATGGAAAAAACACATCGTCAAAGAACTTCATAAAGTAATCAAAGAATAATTGAGAGTCGCCTCTCGCACCAAAGTGCGAATCATTTATCAGTGCTATCTTCATTATTGCTTCCTAAAAAACCATCAAGCGTTGAGCCTTTTCTTTTTGCTTCTTGCGCCGCTATTCTTGCTTTTTCTTTTTTTGGTGTAAACTTATCAATATCAGCATCAGTTAATTTTAAATAATCCTGTATAGGCTTCTCTGATTCTTCTAAACTCTCACGACCTTCATTATCTTCAACCCATCTAGGAAAATGGTGTTCTGTGTCTATTTCCTCTATCAATTTATATTTGATATACATCTGCTTCTTTTCTTTTTGTATTCTTCGAAGAAAAGCATAGTATATTATTTGTGTAAAATATGAAAAGGGATTTTTTGATTTTTCTGGATTAAAGTTATGAGCATACATCAAACAATTTTCTATTCCATCGCCTATCATCTCTTCCCTGTATGCATAATTCATAAAATTAGGTCTATATGATAAATGTTCGGCAATATCCAAAAAACATTTACCGATGTATTCTGTTACTGGAGGCCTTGGTTCGTCTAATGCTTCTGCTTCAATAACTAATTCTTTCCACTTAGTCATCTCTTCAAAAAATTTTTCATTATCAACATAATGATTAGCAGGTTTCTTTTTCTTTTTTTTACTCATAATAAATTTTTTCCTTGACAGATTTTCCCCTCTTGGTACAATCTTCTGTGCCAGGGGAATAAAGATAATATTATATGTTCATGGTTCAGGATTCCAGTCACGGAACTGTTTGTTTATTTCATCATCGGGGGAGTCTTTTTCTGTATCCTTATTGGGGTTATTTTTCCATTTTCTTTTAGCATCACGATAAAAACTTTCAATGTCAAATTCGTGTTCTTTTGTTTCGGGGTCAAAACTGACTATGCCATTTAAAAGAAATGACATAAAGAGAGCAGGTGGAACGATAAAATTCATCATAACATTATCTTCATTCGCTGTTTCTTCTACATCCTCTTCATCCAACATATTTTCTTCATAGGGTAAGACTTCCGAATCAGACATTGGTTCGTTTAAATCTTGTTCTATTTGACTTTTAATAAATTCATCTAATTTTCTAGGGTCATTCATTATTTCGTCTTTTAAATCGTTGATTACATCTTGTTTATCTAATTCGGATAGATACATTTGTACAACTTCTGGCTTAGGGGATGATTCAGAAATGATGTGGTGTAAAGGAAGTTCAAATTCAATTTCATCTGTCAAAATGTCCCAAGCCTTAAACATAACAAACTCTCTGGGACCAGGTGCCGTTACTGTTCTAATAGAAAATGGTCTATTGATAACAATATATTTGGTGTTCTTACCAATTACTTTACCAATTATATCATCTCCAGAAGAAAGTTTATAGGTTCTAAAAATATCAGACATTGGCATCTTCTCCTTCTATGTTGATTTTTACTGTCTTATAGTCGAATCGTTCTTTGTTGTATATCTTAATACGCTCAACAAAGTGCTTTAGTGTGTGGTTTGTCCAACCTTTCCACGACAAGTCATCTCCTATATCATATAACTTTGCTTTATCTTTATATTTAGACTTTCTCAATTGTCTTCCAATTGATTGAAGTACCCTGATTCTTGATTTAGAGGGAGAAGCAAATATAATATTATGTAATCTTCTAATGGAAATTCCTGTAGAAAAAGTACCATAAGAAGCAACAATAATGGCATTATCGTTTTCTTCTGTTAATTTTCTGATTTTTTCTCTATCTTCACCTTCCGTGTTTCCATAAACAAAATACACATTGTGTTCTTTACATACATCTTTTATGAGTTGATGTAATTGTTTGCCGTGTTTTTCTACCAATTGGAACAGAATAAGGGTATTTCCTTTTATATTGTTTGCCATATTTGCTATAAAATTGTTTCTTGTTTCATTTGACACTAACCATTCCAATTCATCAAAATATTTCATTCTCTTGGTACTGTTTCTTGTTTTTTCATTGTAGTTTAAGAGAATACAATCTATTTCTAGTTGTGCTAACAAATCCTTTTCCATTAATTCATTAGTATTAACAACATTATACACTGGACCGAACAAACCTTCAATAACTAATTTGTGAGTTTGTGTACCATCTAGAGTTCCTGTTGTTCCTATACGATAAGGACATCCTGATAATTTACTCATAATTGATGTTAATGATTTGGATTTGAATAAATGGCACTCGTCCCCAAACACTGCTCCAAAATTATTAAAGTATTTCTTAGGCATTTTGTATATACTTTGCCAAGTTGAAATGATTATTTTGCTGTCGTTGCACATTTTATCTTTTCCTGCAAAAACAACATGACATTCTTTTGCCGCATCGAAATTTATATCAGCAGTTGAATACTCTTTAAAGTCTTCATACATCTGAGTAACAAGTGATATTGTTGGAACAATAATTAATATCTTTTTATCTTTTGGCAATTCATTCATATAATGTCTTACCAAAGAATAAATGATTAGACTCTTTCCAGAAGCCGTTGGTGATAATAACAATCCTCTGTTGTTGTTAATTGCGTGTCTAACAGCATCTATCTGATGGTCGTATGCTTTAATAATATCTTTGTTCGCTATTGGTTGTAGACCATCTATAAATTTCTTAACTTCATCGTTTGTTTTTTTATTTTTAGGAACGAGTGGTGCATCAAAATTTACTGAATATCCTCGTTCTTTACAAAAAACATCAATATAGTCTTCTAACCCTGCATAAAGAGTTTGTGTGTATATGTTGTATAGTTTTATAGTACCATCCCACATCTTACTTCTATATGCAGGCATAAACTGATAGCCAGGAACTTTAAAAGTAAAATAATCAGAAAGTTCTTTCGCCAAACCCTTATCACAATCAATTCTTATATTAACGGAATCGATATGGCTAACAGTTAAATCACTCATATATATTATTTATGGTTCGAATAAAGTATCATTTATACGAACTTTAGTTCTACCACCAATTACTCCTGACCAGGCATAGCAATCTATTCCTGCTTCTTTCATCAAATTTAATCCGATATTGCACGATTCTTTCCATCTGTCGGGTGTTTTGTCAATATATTCTTTATGACCTATAACTCTAGATATCCCACATTGAATTATCGCTCTTGCACAATCAGAACAGGCATACCAAGGGCAATACATTGTAAGCCCTTCCGTTTTAATTCCTAGTCTAGCCGCTTTATATAAAACATTTCTTTCTGCGTGTTCAACAAAATGGTATTTCAATGGTCTTTCCCACATATCTTCTGTATTTTGTACTGTGTGGGGGATATTATTACATTCCATACAAAGAATTCCATCATCATTCAACAATAGGGCTGCATTTTGTGTTGATGGGTCCTTTGATTCCTTTTCTGCGTATCTATATAATTGCCTAAAATAAACACCATGCATAGGGTCGGTTGCAAAATCATATACCATTTGTAAATTTCCTCCATTCAATGGCATTTTTTATTTCCCATCCCCTACCATTAATACTTTTGATTATTGATGCTAAGTAATCTACTTTTTCTTCTTGGAGGGTAATCTTATCTTCAATTATTACCACATCTTTATCTGAGTGGATATACTTGTCTAAATCCTGTTTTAATACTTTAAGTTGGAACGGCTCCCATCCTCTTCTTTGTAATTCTTCTTCGCTCATCTTGCCAGAATAATATTCCCACTTATCTCTTATCATCTCACGCTTTTCAACTTGAAGTTTTCGTAAGATAAGCCTTTCATCGTGGAAGATGTTAAGATACTTGTTGTGGAGTTGTGGTATTTTTAAGGATTCGATATCCAACATAGTGTCATCAATCTGCATATCCTTTTGGACCATATTTCGAATATCGTTAAATTTCATGGTATAATTATATAATCAATTCAAGAAAAGTC